ACGAAAACTTCGCTTGGACAATCTCACTACCATCCGGTAGCTCGAGGCGGGACGAACGGCCTTTCACAAGGAGCGTCGCCCAATCAAGCGGAAGAAGCTCGAAAACAATCTCTTTCGAAACTGTGTCCGAGGCAGACGAAAGGTCCAGCGTTGCTAAAGCGCCGGTTAATGAACCCTCGAGAGCCCGTTTCTGATTGACGGACTGATCTCGGATATCAATACCGAATGCAGCAAGACGCTGCCCCATATATTTGCCTAGCCCAAGCTGGAACATTGAGTTCAAGACAGGCTCGACGCAAATGGAGCGATACGTCTTCGCATTCTTCGGGACGAAGTTCAGCTTTGCCGGCGTTATCGATACCGGTACTGATACCCACTCCTCAACAACCATACACGGCCGAGCCGTATAAGGATCAACTCCCTCAGACATTTCTATCCTCAGGAAGTCAGGGTCCTCGTGAACCCCTGTTAAGTGTGGCATCTCCCCTAAAAGCATTGCTGCTATCGGGAAGAGATCTTCGCTACACGCGATGTTCTCCGCAATCTTGCGGCGAATAGAAGCATCGCTACGTTTAGTGCCACGTGTGGCGCCCGGACCAAAGTGCAGGTCCAACGAACTCAAGCTCGGCACGGGGCCGAGGATGCGAGCGATTTTCCGCTGAGCAGCATGGAACACGCTGTCAACGCGGTGAGGGAAGGATAAATCCCCCACCCGACGCATACTGAGAACTTTGTTGGTTTCACTGCATAGCAGTTCGGCCTCGAGGAACTTCTGAAGGGCCACTTTCTCTTTGTCGATTCCGATTTGGAGGTCGGAAATCTTCTGGAAGAAAGCGAGTGCTTGACGTGCATGCTTCACAGCGTGCGCCGTCCAGCCAGGGTCAGAATAGTTTACCTCGTATTCACATAGCCCCCGTAGGTCATCGCGCTCAATTAGGCGCAAAATAGTCAGACCGAGGGGCCCGCTCTCACGAGCGTGCGAATGGGCTAGTTCCCGACAGATGTCGATCGACTCAATCGGGGGATATTCTTCCAGCCAGTGCGATAACTTTCGCATATAAGTCTCCATAAGAGTAACAGGCTGACCGTCCCATGGCATAACCCACAAGACAGAAGAGCAACAACCCCTTTACAAGCGGGGAAAGTTTAGGGAACACCTCAAGTCGGCATCAAGAGCTGATCAAACAGCTCCGGAGCCGGCCCCGTCGTCACAGGTGTGACGGTGGTCGAGATGTTACCCATGATGTTGACCGCGAGTTGGCGTGCGAGACGCCTTCCCGTGACAACACCACGCTCGTGGAAATACCCCACCGTCTCCACGGTGTCCACATACGCCACTTTTGGAGGCGCAGTGTAGCCAGAAGAATTCTGGTTGAGAATCGCTTCCATCACAGGGACTTCAGCACGGGAAGTTGTCCGGAATACTCCGCTCGGAAGCTTGCGCTTCGTCATGGAGCACCTCACTTGCGCATAGTCAGGAACCCCGGCAAGGGATTCCTTCCACTTCGCAACCAAGCTCCCGTCCGACTCTTTCGAGTTGGACTCAGGAACGAGGGTGTGAGATACCGGGCTGGCAGCGCCATCAAAGGCGACAATGTTGGCCTGAGCCGTCATACATTCTCCATTTGCACGAATACGTGCGTGTATGCCGTAAATGCTCACCCACAGAATTATGGGCAAACCAGGGCGACCCCCTGTTGCGTACCTTAACGGATACGGCTTCCACCGAAAGAAATACCGGTGACCAGAGCCAAGGCGTTCGCGCAATGCTGCCATGAGGCAACCTTTGCGAGACTCTTAAATGACGGCATAGGAACGTCAGCTGTATTAGACAAGGTCCGCGAGAAATTTGCGGAGTGCCAGTTGGCACGCTTCCCCGTTCCCGGTACAGGACCTGAGAACGAAGATTGCTTGTCAGAAGTCACGTAAGTCGCCTCGAGGTGACTCACGCTAGCACGCGCGTCCATCCATTGCCCGATCGGAATAAACCAATCGGCAACGAAGCTGAACGGAACGAGCTCCCACGCAACAAGCTGGGGGTCTAACAATCCCAACTGAGCTGCAAGGGACGGACCTTCTCGCACACGTGCGATTAGGGTCCGGCGATGGGTCTTGACGCACGGCGTTACATAGGTTTTGAAGCCTGTTGGCGCTGTGGTATACGGCAAGCTTTGCTCGCGCCTGATCGACATCCTATATGTCGTTTGTGCAGGAGCATTCAGTTTGTGGGCTAAAAACTCAGCCCCTGCCTTTGCGTCCTCAAGCAAAGGTAGCCAACCGTACTGGACTTCAAGCCAGTGGCTGGACATTCTTGCAGTCGTCGGCTTAAACGCCGGAAAACGACTATAGGGCTTCAAAGGAGACCGGGAGGTCCCTTCAAACAAAGATCTCGCTACTCCCGCGAAATCGCCCTTACGGAGGTGATGTAACCCCTTAGCTATCCGGATCGCGGAATCGCCAACGAGTCTTAGGGCCTGATGCCCCTCTCCGAGGAAGACCGACATATTGAAGTCGCTTCCCTGAAGCTTCTCACGAAGCTTCCCCACTAACCGTATCTGATCATTAGCATCAAATAGGTTTGCAGCAATCCATGAGGGTTGTCCGCATGCCTGCATGACCCGACCATGGAAGGTCGAGCCATCTGACCGTGGGAAGTCATACCACTCCTCAGAGCGGTAAATCGACGTCATGCTGTAAGCATGGTCGACATCACGTTCGCGCTTCGTGGGGCGCGAAACCAGTGGCCTTTTCCTGTAGAACCATCCCGGTTCTCCGTTTATGGAAAAGGTATACACTGTTTCCTTAGGGAACCGTTGCGCTTTAGGGCGATCAGTTCCGTTCCAGGACTTGGTCCAAACCAAATTGTCCCAGACGATGCCATAGTAGGCATCGAAGGCCGTGGTGCTGCGATTAAACGATCCGACCGTCATCCGAATGCATCCATGAAATATCCATTACCGTCGGCAAACCGACTGGACAAATCATGGGTGCCCTCGTTAGAGGCCGAAATCGCGGACGTCTGCTCAATATCTGACAGAAGTCCATTGATCATCTCACGATCGATTGGTGCCACGAGGTGCCATCGAGCTGCAATATTCCCGAGAAGCTTCACAGCTCTGTCGGGTGTCTCACAATGTGAAATGTCTTCACCATAGTCGTTGAACATACTCTGATCCTTTAAAAGGCAGAGCACGTCCGCCGGTATGGTAGGTCTGCTGAGAACCAGCATCCCTAGACAGAAG